CTTCTTGCCCCAACATTTACTTTCGGGTATTACGATGTGGAAGACATTAGGCAGGAAGCTTACATATTTGGACTTGAATCTTTATCTCGCTATGACCCATCTCGCCCCTTAGAAAACTTTCTTTATTCGCACATTAAAAACAGACTTATTAATTTCAAGAGAGACAAGTATCATAGGACAGATCCCCCATGTGCTTCGTGTCACCAATCAAATAAATGCTCGGATGGCAATTACTGCGAAAAGTATAAGGCATGGAAGAAAAGGAATTTGTCTAAGCAAAATTTAATGCGACCCTTAGATATACAGACAATCTCAGCCGATACCGAAAAGAACGCACACGGAAAACAATCTGTTGTAGATGAGGCGAACATATCTGAGTGTTCTAATTTAATAGACTTGCACCTTCCTGTTGAACTTCGTTCAATATATCTTAGAATTAAAGCTGGTGAGTCTGTTCCCAAAATAAAAAAACAAAGAGTGGAACAAGCAATTAAGGAGATCCTAAATGGCAGGAAAGAAGCTGAATAGAACTGATCGTGATTATATAACTAAGCACCATGAAACTTTATCGTTAGAAGACTTAAGCTCGTTCTTGCTCAAGCCTGTGGTACTAATTGAAGAGTTTGTACAGACACTTAATGATGAAAATCATAAAAATTTAAGAAGTAGTAAAGCTTGGAAACAGCTTAAGCAAGAGATGGATGAGGAAGAGTTGGAATATTTTGAAGAGCAGTATGTAAAGTACATGGCCCAGTTCAGAGAAGATGTTCTCGTAACTGAGGAAACACAAATATTTTTAGTTATCAAGTTTGAAATAATGATGCACAGGAATGCTAAAAGCAAAAGAAACTCTGGTAAAGAGATAGCGAAGCTGATTAGAATGCAAGAAGAGTTCATGAGAAGATTTCCTGATATGCAGGGCATGTCCGAATCTGATCGTGAATATGTGCTCGGCTTAGAGACACAGATACAAGCAGCTAAAGCTTCTGAACAAGCTAGGTCTACTGAGTTTATTAAACTAGAAGAGAAACATCAGGGATTACTCAAAGACTTAAAGGCCACTAGAGATCAGCGTATTACTCGTATCGAGTCATCTAAAGAGACATACTTGGCGATTATTAAAAAACTTCAGAACGAGGAAGAGCGTGACTTAGTGGGAGGTACTATGGAAACCATGAAGATAGCCACTAAAAAGGAAGAGAAAAAGTTAACTAGCGTTCATACATTTGATGATGGTAGTCAAGACCTACCAGTTTTAATTCCAAAGGATAAAGATGATGAGTAAGACAGCACTAGTGTTTGGGGCGACAGGACAAGATGGTTCTTATCTCTGCGAAAGCCTTTTGGCAAAAAAGTACAATGTCTTAGCGGTAGCAAGACGGTCTTCAATAGATAATGGAGTAAGGCTTAATGGTTGTTCAGATCACAAAAACTTCACTCTCTTGAGAGGCGATGTCTGCGATCAATCTTTTGTCTTCTCCACTATCTATAAACATACCCCTACAGAAATCTACAATCTGGCAGCACAGAGTCATGTGGGCGATTCGTTTACGCAACCGCATTACACGCTCGATGTGGATTTGAAGGGAACGCTTAATGTCTTAGAAGGGATTTTGAATTTTTCAAAATCTTCAAGACTATATCAGGCATCAACAAGTGAAATGTATGGTTCATGCTTTTCTTATAATATGCCTATTGTTGGAATTAGAAAAGAGTCTAAAACTGCTATTAGCAGAGAAGATTTTATTAATAAAGATTGTTTTCAAGATGAAGACACACTTATGATTCCAAACTCTCCATACGGAGTAGCAAAACTAGCCTCTCACAACTTGATAAAAATATATAGAGAATCTTATAGTTTATTTGCTTGTTCTGGAATTCTGTTTAATCACGAATCACCTAGAAGGGGAGAGTTATTTGTAACTAGGAAGATAACCTCTTGGATAGGCAAGTATGTTAATAAACTAACTAAAGATAAATTACAGCTTGGTAATATAGATTCTCTGCGTGATTGGGGTCATGCAAAGGATTATGTTGAAGCAATGCGTTTAATTTTGCAACAAAACACACCCGAAGATTTTGTTGTAGCTACTGGCACTACTTATTCCGTAGAAGACTTTTTAAGTAAAGCATTTGAATTTGCAGGACTTGGTAATTGGGAAAAGTATGTTGTATTAAACAAATCACTGAAAAGACCATTTGAGGTTGATGCTCTTCGTGGTGTATCAACAAAGGCAAGAGAAGTTCTTAAATGGAAACCACACTATAATTTTGATCTCCTTGTAAAAGAGATGGTCGAAAGCGATATCAATGGACATAAAGTATAAGGTAATCAGAGATACTAGAGAGCAAAACGGCTGGACTTTTATGCCAGCAAAAGCTTGTGAAGGAACTGTATCTGGAACACTAAAGACTGGTGATTATTCCATAGAAGGATATCAAGATATATTAACGATAGAAAGAAAAGGTTCTATTGCAGAACTGGCAACAAATTTAGTTGAAGATAGATTTGAAAGAGAACTAGAAAGAATGCAGTCGTTTAAGTATGCATTTATGATTTTAGAATTCTCTATGGATGACTTAATCAAATACCCAAAGGGAACTGGCATACCATCTTACAAGATGAAGAGTGTAAAGCTTAATCCATTTTTCCTACTGAAAAGATTAATAGAGATAGAACTAAAGTATAAGGTTAAAATAATATTTTGTGAAAATCATGGGCAAACAGTTGCCTCTTCCATATTCAAACGAGTAATTGAAAATGAAGGACCAAGAGAAGTTAAAGAGGATAATAGACCGAGCTTGGATGCTTTCTGAGCAGGAAATGCTTGCGGTAAGTCCTCTTACAGACATTAATGATATTCAACGAATAGTTGATGTTCCATTAAATACGATTCATCCATTGAAAAACATTTCTAAAACAGACATGGAAAGAATGGATATATATCTGCTAAAGATAATGAGAAATCCAGACTACTTTCCTTTTACATGCAAGGTTCTATTTGGAATAGATATATTTCCTTTTCAGCACATCATTTTAAAAGAGCTTTGGAAAAGACCATTCCCAATGATTATTGCTGGTCGTGGTGCAGGGAAAAGTTATATCCTTGCGTTATATTCTATGCTTAGACTTTTGTTTACCCAAGGATGCAAGATTGCAATCATAGGTAAAGTATTTAGACAGAGTAAAGTTATATTTGAATACATGGAAGGTCTATGGGCGAATGGAGTTATCTATAGAGATATATGTGGTGTTGGCAAAGGTAGAAACAATAGAGATCAAGGCCCAAGACGAGATATAGATAGATGCGAAATGATTGTTGGGGAAAGTGTCGCTATGGCATTGCCATTGGGAACAGGTGAAAAGATTAGAGGTCAAAGAGCCAACTATACAGTTTGTGACGAGTTCGCTTCTATTAGAGAAGACATTTATCAAAATGTGGTAAGAGGTTTTTCTAGCGTGTCTTCTAATCCAAGCGAGAAAGTTCATAGACAAGCAAAAATAAGATTGATGAAACAGCTTGGAGTTTGGACTGATGCAGATGAAGCACAGGAAAGCAAAATACTTAGAAGCAATCAGAACATAGTTTCTGGTACAGCATATTACTCCTTTAATCATTTTTATAAAACATGGGTTAACTATAAAAGAATTATTGAAAGCAACGGAGATAGAAATTTATTGGAACAGATATTTCAAGGTCCAGTTCCAGATGGTTTTGATTGGAGAGATTATTCCATCATAAGACTACCTGTGGAAATACTACCTCTTGGATTTATGGATGCAAAACAAATAACTTCTGCAAGAATAAACAGCACTAAGGCGAATTATCTAATTGAATATGGTGCTACATTTGCAACTGATTCAGATGGTTTCTTTAAGAGAAGCTTAATTGAATCTTGCGTTTCTGGAAATCCAAGTTCGCCAATTGTTTTACCTAGTGGTGAAGTTTTATTTCACGCTTCTCTTCTTGGCGATTCATCTGTACAACATGTTATGGCTATTGATCCAGCATCTGAAAGAGATAACTTTGCAGTAATAATCTTGGCACTTTATCCAGATCATAGACGAATAGTATATTGTTGGACTACAACTAGATCTTCATTTAAAGAAAAAATGAAAAGCGGAATTGTAAATGAAAAAGACTTCTACAGTTATTGCTGTAGGAAAATAAGAAATTTAGCAAAGATGTTCCCTAATATGGTTCGTATAGCTTTAGATAGTCAAGGTGGAGGTATTGCTATTGAAGAAGGATTACAAGATACAAACAGATTGCAGGATTCAGAAAAAGCAATCTACAAGGTAATTGATCCACTTAAAAGAAAAGACTCAGACGATAAAAGTGGCGAGCATATTTTATCAATGATAAATTTTGCTGATCCAAACTGGGTAGTAGAAGCAAATCATGGATTAAGAAAAGATCTAGAAGACAAAACTTTGCTATTTCCATACTTTGATCCAATCTCACTAACTCTTGCACAAGAAGAAGATATGGCAACAGGAAGGGTTAATATGTATGACACCCTAGAAGATTGTGTGATGGATATAGAAGAATTAAAAGACGAACTTTCCAGCATTGTTCATGTTCATACTCCATCAGGTAGAGATAGGTGGGATACTCCAGAAAGTAGAGATCCAGATGGCAAAAAGAGCAGAACAAGAAAAGATAGGTACTCTGCATTGCTTATGGCGAATATGGTAGCTAGAGGATTTCAAAGGATTGAGGTTCAAGACGAATATACTCATACTGGCGGGTTTGCCAGACATGTTGCAGATCAAAGTGCAGCAGATAAAGAAATGTATATTGGGCCAGAATGGTTCAAAAAAGCTGTTAATCATGGTTCTGGTTATGGTACAGTTGTTCCTACAAGGTGTAATAATACTGTAGAGTAATCCGATTGCAATCAGATTAGGAAAAATACAATGTCAAATGATAAAGCAATGTTTGTAACTTGGGATGAAAATGATCCAGAATCAAAGCAAAAAGCATTCGCAAAAGCTAACCATGCAGACTCATTAAGTAGGTCTATTGCAGGAAATTCATTTCAAAATGTTGCTACTAACCATGTTTCAGTTAGAGAATCTTTTGATCGAAGAGATTATGACTTCTTTAGACCAGGCGAGCAGATCCCCTTATTTGATAAAGATATCATGCTTGCTTGTATGCAAGCCTATGAACGCATTGGCATTGTGCGTAATGTAATAGATATGATGGCAGAATTTGCCTGTCAGGGAATAGAGCTTGTCCATCCAAATGAAAAAATTCAAGATTTTTATCGTGAATGGTTTAAAAAAGTAAATGGTTTAGAAAGAACTGAGCGTATTTTAAATATGCTTTATCGTGCAGGAAATGTAATTATAAAACGATCTACTGCAAAACTTAAAAACTCAGAAGTTGAAAATTTACAAAAAGGTTCAGCAGCAGATTTAGTTGTTGAAAAACCAGTAGCTGTAGCTAAGAATGAAATTCCTTGGTCATACACGATTTATAATCCTTGTACTATTGAAGTATACGGAGAAGAGTTAGCACCATTTCTTGGGCCAAGCTCATTTAGATATGGCGTTAGAATTCCAGAAATAATCGTCAAAAAACTTAAGAATCCAAAAGAAGAAATAGAAAAAGAAATGCTATCTGGAGTACCCACATCAACTTTTAATCCAGGTATTGCTGGTGGAAAATCAATTCCATTGCCAGCAGATAAAACTATTGCTATTTATTACAAGAGAGATGATTGGCAAGTTTGGGCAAAGCCAATGATCTATTGTATTTTAGAAGATTTGTTGATGCTTAAGAAAATGAAGCTTGCAGATCTTGCAGCATTAGATGGTGCAGTTAGTCATATTCGACTTTGGAAATTAGGTTCTTTAGAACACAGAATATTACCAACAGAAAATGCAATTGGTAGATTAGCAGATATGCTTTTAAATAATGTTGGTGGTGGATCTATCGATCTTATATGGGGTCCAGAATTAGACTTCAAAGAAACATCTACTGATGTAGCTAAATTTTTAGGTGAAGAAAAGTATAAGCCAATTTTAAATGCAATCTTTGCAGGATTAGGCATACCACCATCTTTAACTGGTTTGCCCACTGGCCAAGGTTTTTCAAACAATTACATTAGCCTTAGAACATTGATTGAAAGACTAGATTATGGCAGACAACTATTATCTAGATTTTGGGAAACTGAAATAAAAATAGTTCAGAAGGCAATGGGATTCAAGCTTCCTGCACAAGTTGTTTTTGATCATCAAACACTACAAGATGAAGCAGCAGAGAAGAGATTGCTTATTGACTTAGTTGATAGAGATATTATTAGTGAAGAAGCAATTCAAGAAAGATTTAACTTTGTTCCAGAAATTGAAAGTGTTAGAAGAAGAAGAGAGTTTAAGAAAAGGGAAAATGATCAAATGCCTAAAAAGGCTGGACCTTGGCATAATCCACAAAGGCTAGAAGAAATTAAAAAGCTTTGGGCACAAATGGGTGTGCTTACTCCAAAAGACTTTGGGGTTGAAGCATCTCAAGAAACAGCACCGCCAAAAGTACCTCCAATGGGTCAAAACCCAAATCAATCTCAAGACAAGCCCATCGGCATTGAAGGACAAGGAAGACCAGTTGGAGTTAACGATAAAGAAGTAAGAAAGAAAAAAGAAGTAAAGCCAAGGACTGCTGCTGAATTAGTAGAGATAATGTCTTGGGCAGAAGCTGCACAAAAATCTATATCTGATTTAGTTAATCCAGCTTTTCTACATTCATCAAAAAAGAAATCAATAAGAGAACTATCTTCTGAAGATTTTAATTCTTTGGAAAAAACAAAGTTTCATATACTTTGTAATTTAAGTTATTTAGAGAAGGTAGAGAAGCAAACTATAGCAAAAATTATTAATACTGACATGAAAATTCATGATGATATAAATAAGGTGCTATCTATAGCTACTAAAAACTATATTTCTAAAGAAGGAAATCAACCGAATACGGAAACGAGAAGGAAAATTGAAGCATCATCTGTTGCAATTTATTTTATAGGCAAACAAGATGAAACCAATAATTCTGATTACCCTATATCGTAGATATCATGAATTTTGTAATAACATTGAAAACATAGAAAGATATAAAAAATTTTTCAAGGTCAAGCCAGATATATATGTAATATGGTCTTCTCCAGAACATGGAAAGTTTTGGCTATTTGAAGACTTAATCAAAAAAGATATCATTCAAAAGCTAATTACAAGAAAGGGTTTTCCAAATGAAAATGGAAAACAACCCACATCTTTTTTTGAGTCTCACAATATAAGACTAGGATTAGAAACTGTATTTAGAGATCATCCAGACTCATACTGCATAGTTCAAGCAGCAGATGTAAAAATAACAGAATATGGATTTAATGTTATAGAAAATGAAATGGTTTCTGGTGCTAGTGCTGTAACTTTTATCTGGAATAATAGATTTACTACAGATGCTTGGGCAACAAATTGCTTTGCGGTTTCATCTGCCAGAAAATTTTGGCCTCCATTTGTTGAATACGATACAATTGATGTTTTAGAAAGATACTGGTATAAAGAATTTGCTAAAAATAACAAAAAAGATTATATTACAGTACTTGGAAATCAATCTAATTTTATATTTACGCATGAGCATAGAAGCGAAAAACTTCCAAAATTTTTAGATAAATTTATTGGCGAAAAAGAAAGTATGGGGTTGTTTATAAAAGGACAAAAATGTTTAATTAAAAGAATATATGATTTTTGGGTGTATTTAATAGGGAGATACTATGCCAAAGATAAAAATAGTATATGATACAGAAACTTCTGATGTAGAAGTATATATGGGCAAAAAAAGGGTTGATGATATTTACGCTGTTTTTTTACATCAAGACATTGAAAATTCATACAAGTTTACATTGCAATTGTTTAGTGTAGATGACGGCATTCTTAAATTTAAGAACGCAGATGTTGAAAAAGAAGTAGATAGTGTTTTGTTTTTAAACAAAATAATAAACTATTTTAATTTAGGGGGTGGCAAATGAAAGAATTTGCAATTTTTAAAGCAGAAATACAAGACGGACTTAAAGAAAAAATTATTTCTAGTATGTCTATTTCTTCTACATGTGAATTAGAAATATGTGACCCTTTCCTATTAAACAACCCACTTAGGGCAGTAGCAGAAAATAAAAACCAGATGGATCTTCATTATTTGAAGTCTATCTTGGTTACTACTGGCTGGAATAAAAATGATGATGTGTTTGATAAGGCAGAAGTTTGGACTGCAAGAAATACCCCATCTGATAAGCCATTTAATTATGAGCATGATCAAAAACAAATAATTGGACATATTACTGGATCTAAAGTAATTGATGAAGATGGCAATGATGTGGCAGAAGGAGTTAGTGTTGACGAATTGCCTAAAAAGTTTCACATCTTGACCTCTGCTGTACTTTATAAATTTTGGGAAGATCCAAAAAAACAAGAAGAGATGAATGATATAATCTCTGGTATAGCAAACAACAAATGGTTTGTTTCTATGGAAGCATTATTTAATAATTTTGACTATGCTATGGATGATGGTGTTGCTGCCAAAGTAATTGCTAGAAATGAAAAGACTGCTTTTCTAACTAAACATTTACGAGCATATGGCGGTAATGGTGTCTTTAATAATATCAAGATAGGAAGAGTTTTAAAGAACATTGTCTTCTCTGGAAAGGGGCTTGTCCGCAAGCCAGCCAATCCAGAAAGTATTATTTTTGATGAAACGGAAGCTTTTATTACAAGTTCGGTGTACCAATTAGATGAGACTACAAAGTCAAAGGAGATCATTATGAGCATTGAAGAAGTTAAAGAAGAAAAAATTGTTGCTGAATTTCCACCAGAAGAAAAGAAGGAAGAAACTTCTGAAGATCCAGCGATTAAAGAAAAGGATAAAGAAGAAGAAGTAGAAGCAAACAAGTGGTGGGAAGATAAGAAAAAGAAAATGGAAGAAGAAGCTTCTATGCATGAAGAAGACAAAAAGAAAATGATGGCTGAATCTGAAGCCATGAAAAAACAATTAAACATGGTTGTTAACGAACTTAACAGCATGAAGAAAGAAAAAAGCATGAGTGATCGTGCAAGCTTGGTAATCGAAAAGTTTGGCATGAATAAAGATGAGGCTACTTTGGTAGTTTCTGCATTAAGTACTCTTAATGATGATTCCTTTGCCACTGCTGTTAATGTGCAGTCTGATTACTTTAATAAAAAAATGTCTGAATACAAATCTGGAAAAACTGTTAATGAAGAAGCACCAGCTAAAGATCCAGAAGAAGACAAAAAGAAAAATCCAAGTGAAAATGTAGAAATTAGTGAAGATCCAGCAGATGTTAAAGCATCTGCATCTATCTTGGAAACCGCTGAAGTTAAATCAGATGCTGCTCTTGCAACTTCAGAAAGTTCTAATGGTGTAAAGCAAGTAGCATCGCAAATTGCGTCTTATTTTGGTTTAGAAACATCGGCCACAGAGTAATAAAAGGAGAGACTAATGGCTCTTAAATCTGACCGTAATGTACTTGAAACTGACATTTCTTTGGTTTGCAACGATGTTGTAAGCAAAGGTCTTGTTCTTGTTTATGGTACTCAAGCTTCTGGTGTTGGTAACGAAACTCCAGGTGTTGTATCCTTGGTTTCAAATCCATCTGGATATAAAGTAGCTGGTTTGACTTTGGCAAGCTTTGTAAGCATTGACCAAACTCGTCAGCATCGCAACTTTATGAAAGATGAACAAGTAATTGGCGAAAAAGCTCCATTGCTTCGCAAGGGTTATGTTGTAACTGATGCCGTAGCTGGTACGCCAGCACCCGGTGCTCCAGCATATCTTGTTGCAAATGGTGTTCTATCAACTGTGGTTTCTAATACTGGTGGTGTAGTTGCTACTCCATTGGTTGGGGCTTTTGCTACTGCAAAAGATGAAAGTGGTTTCGCAAAAGTTTACATTGACCTTCCCGCATAACTTTAAAAAAGGAGAGATAGTTCCATGAAGACACCAACTCCAGAAATGGTAGACTTGTTGAGAAAGTCAGGCAGCAACAATTATGAAGTTGCTTGTGCTGCACAAGTTGAATTGGCAAAAGCTTTGACCCTCCCTCTTCGTCAGGGTATTGTTAACGGAGATATTGTTAGCAATATTTTTGAAACAGTAGCATTTGCTCCTGGTACCGCTGTAGAATTTCCTTTGGATTTTCTTGCCCCAGGTACTGAGAAAGATTTTGTTGCTTATACGATTCCTGCACAGGGCAAAATTCCTGAGCGAAGCGTAGAAGGCGATTATGTAATGGTTCCTACCTATGAAGTTGGTGCTTCCATCGACTTCTCCCTGCGTTATGCTAGGGATGCAAGGTGGGATATCATTGGTCGAGCAATGCAAGTTCTTGAAGCATCCTTTGTTCGTAAAATGAATAGCGATGGCTGGAGAACTATTCTTGCTGCTGGCGTTGGTCGTGGCCTTGTCATTTATGACGATGCTGCTGCTGCTGGCTATTTTAGCAAGAGGCTAGTTGCTCTTCTCAAAACTTCCATGAGGCGAAATACTGGTGGTAATAGTACCTCGATTAATCGTGGTAAGCTTACTGACCTTTATATCAGTCCAGAAAGTCTTGAAGACATTCGTGGATGGCAGATTGGTGAAGTTGATGACTTTACCCGAAGGGAAATCTTCGTTCAAGAAGAAACTCCACTTCCAAGGGTATTTGGCGTTAACCTTCATGACCTTGATGAAATTGGCGTTGGTCAAGAATTCCAGAAGTATTATGCTGGACCTCTTGGTGCATCTATGCCAGGCAGCAAAGTTGAAATTGTTATCGGCTTAGACCTTGATAAACAAGACAGCTTTGTTCATCCTGTTCGTCAAGAAATCGAAGTTTACGAAGATCCTACTTTCCATCGTCAACGCAGGATGGGCATGTATGGTTTTGGTGAACACGGCTTTGCTGTACTTGATAACCGAAGGGTTCTTCTTGGTGCAGTGTAGTGTTAAAATATTAAATAAAATAAAGCAGTCCTCTTTACGAGGGCTGTTTTTTTTGTTATATTAATCAAAGGATTTAAAAACACAAAGGAGATTATTATGGCTAAAGAACCAACAATTTTTGAAAAAGCAGCTAATTTTGCAATAGCATTAACCAAACATGTTGCTACTGGAATGCCAACTTTAACAGAAGACAAAGTAAAAATACGATTAGACATTTGTGATACATGCCCCGAAGTAAATAAGTCTAGCCCTAATTGGACATGTACAAAGTGTGGTTGTAATTTAAAGGTAAAAGCTAGTTGGGCTGGTCAAGATTGCCCTATTAAAAAGTGGCCAGCGATTACTTAATATATGGTGTATTTATCTTTGGAGAAAACAAAATATGCACTTCCAAAGAAACATAACACGAATACAAGATCAAGATGACTTTTCTGGAGTACCAACCTCTGGAGAAGTTATTTTTTTTGATGGTCAAAGTTTTATTACAGCAGATATTACTGGATATCAAGGATCGCAGGGTAGACAAGGAAATCAAGGATTTCAAGGCATAATTGGTTTTCAAGGTTTAACTGGGGCAGGAAGTCAGGGTGATCAAGGTCTAATTGGATTGCAGGGTTTTCAAGGCATTGTGGGAACCACAGGTTTACAAGGATTCCAAGGCAACCAAGGTTTACAAGGAATTGTTGGAACAACTGGTTCACAAGGCTTTCAAGGTGTCGTTGGAACCATAGGTTTACAAGGATTCCAAGGCTTTCAAGGTGTCGTTGGAACCACAGGTTTACAAGGATTCCAAGGCTTACAAGGCATTGTTGGAACAATTGGTAGCCAAGGATACCAAGGCTTTCAAGGTATAGTGGGAACCATAGGTTCACAAGGCTTTCAAGGTATTGTAGGAACCACAGGTAATCAAGGAACTACTGGTTCTGGAGTTACAATAGAAGGTTCTAATACTTGGCAAAACATATTCAATAATGAAACTAGTAATTCTATAATTGGTGATATGTGGATACTCACATCTGTAGCACAAGGTACTGCATCTCAAGCATGTCCAAATCCTTCTGTTGGCACAGCTTCTGCTGGAGATGGGCTTGTATACACAGGAACATCACCAATTTATTGGCAAAATGTTGGACCTATTCGTGGCCCTCAAGGATCTAATGGTTCACAAGGTTTACAAGGCGTAGTAGGAACAACTGGTAGCCAAGGTTTACAAGGCATTGTTGGAACAACAGGTAACCAAGGCAATCAAGGCTTTCAAGGAGTCGTTGGAACCACAGGTTCACAAGGTTCACAGGGTAACCAAGGCTTTCAAGGCATCGTTGGAACTACTGGAAACCAAGGCTCACAAGGATTGCAAGGCATAACTGGATTTCAAGGGATTGAAGGCGTAGCTGGAATAGATGCATTATGGAACTTCACAGGTGCTTACAATGGCGGTGCAGCATATGCCGTAGGTGATATAGCAACCTATTTAGGGCAAACTTGGTATCGTGTAAATTCTAATGGCGGGAATGTTGGTGATGCCCCCATAGAAGGAACTTTTTTATGGACATTGATTTCTGCAAAAGGAGAGCAGGGTTCACAAGGAAACCAAGGAGAACAGGGTTTTCAGGGCGATCAAGGATCGCAAGGTGAACAGGGTTTCCAAGGAAATCAGGGTTATCAAGGCGAGCGTGGAATTGGTTCATTGTCTTGGACATACAAAGTAAATACAACAACCCTTACAGATCTTGACCCTACCAATGATTATATAAGTTTTAATGCTGATCCTTTTACTTCGGCTACTCAAGTTAAAGTAGATGATAATCCATACGGAATAAATACTACTTTACATGATTTATTCTTAAGTATTCAGAGTGGTTATTTAACTTTAACAGATCAAGCTAATCCTTCAACATATGTTACTTATCAAATAACTTCTTGTGTAGATGGTACTGCAACAAACGATACTGAAGATGGAAGTTATGTAATCTTTAATGTAGCACTAGTTAGTACATACGGAGTAATAAATAACGAAGATTTTGTTACTCTTTCTATTGGACTTGTTGGTTCACAAGGATCGCAAGGTAACCAAGGTTCACAGGGAAATCAGGGAGAGCAAGGAAATCAAGGTAGTCAAGGTGTACCTGGAACAGGAACTTCGAATTTTGAAGAAATAACCTCGAATTCTCCAGCGTTAGAAGTCGATAATACAGATCCAGACAATCCAGTAATAAACCTTCCTTCAAGTAACACCTCAACAGATGGCTATTTAAATTATAATGATTGGAATACTTTCAATAACAAAGGAACCTCAAACTTTGTTGGTATAACTTCGTCTTCTCCAGTGTTAGAAGTCGATGCTTTTACAGACCCAAACAATCCAGTACTAAATATTCTTCAAAGTGATGTAACAACTGATGGTTATTTAAGCAGTGCAGATTGGAATACTTTTAATAATAAAGGCAGTTCAAACTTTGGTGGTATAACTTCCTTAACTCCAGTTTTAGAAATCGATAATACAGATCCAGACAATCCAGTATTAAATATTCTTCAAAGTGATGCAACAACAGATGGCTATTTAAGCAGTACTGATTGGAATACTTTCAATGACGGATTACAAGGTGAACAAGGAGAACAAGGCTCACAAGGTGATCAAGGCAATCAAGGCACAACACCTTTAATTTGTACTACGCAAAACACAGGCGAATATTATTTTCAAACAGTAGGTGAAAATTACTATCAAAGCCCTATAGCAACAGGATTGGCATTTGCTGCTGGACAAATACTGTCTGTATACGCACCCACTGATAATATTATACAGTACATGAGAATAACTTCTTATAACCCCACAACAGGGGATATAGTTGCAGTCGTTACACATTCTTTAAGCCCAGGATTTAAAACATATAACACACTTTCAATTTGTCTTGCAGGAAAAATTGGTGAGCAAGGTAACCAGGGTTCCCAAGGAAACCAAGGTGATCAGGGAAATCAGGGCGAACAAGGTTCACAAGGTGACCAAGGATCACAGGGCGACCAAGGTTTTCAAGGAAATCAAGGGGAACAAGGCAATCAAGGATTTCAAGGAGAACAGGGTTTTCAAGGTAATCAGGGAGATCAAGGAAATCAAGGCTTTCAAGGTGAACAGGGTTATCAAGGATTTCAAGGCGAACAAGGGGAACAGGGCAATCAAGGAGATCAAGGTTTTCAAGGTGATCAAGGATCACAAGGCGATCAAGGAAATTATGGAAATCAAGGCGATCAAGGATGGCAAGGAAACATAGGAATTAATTATAGAGGAAATTATAATTCTTCTCTTGTTTATAATATTGGAGATGTCGTTGTTTATGATGGGCAAACCTTTTATTGCAAACAAACAGCATCGCTCGATTCCTTAATTGTTTCTGGTATCACAGGCGGTTCACTTTATAATGGCTATGGAATTTCTCAAGCTTCTGATCTGAATGGATATTATGTCAAGACATCATCTCCAGTTGGATATATGGGTGCTAGTACAAATGGTTTTAGTAACTATTATAAATTAGCAACTAATGCTGGCGAAGTTAATGGAACTGTTTATGTTCTTGGCCCTAATAATGTTTCTAGTTATGTTGGAGATGTGTCATATCCTTTTTGGACACTTAATTATTTATCAGACAATAAACATAGTTATTTATACAATCCTACATCTAATCCAGCAGTAGTTCCGATTTCTGGATGGGAACAATTTTTTTCTGATCCTTTTGGTGGCACATTTGCTGGAAATATAAATTTAACTAGTGCCACATTTTCTGTTGCTTCTAGTTATCCATATGATGGAAGTGATTTTTGGGATTTGATTGCAGCTAAAGGATCTCAGGGCAACCAAGGAAATCAAGGTGATCAAGGAGAACAGGGGTCGCAAGGCGATCAAGGTTCACAAGGAAGTCAGGGGGATCAAGGTAGCCAAGGAGAACAGGGGTTTCAAGGAAATCAAGGAGAACAAGGTTTTCAAGGTGAACAAGGTTATCAGGGTTTTCAAGGTGAACAAGGATTACAAGGTGAACATGGTTTCCAAGGTGATCAAGGATCACAAGGAAATCAGGGAGATCAGGGATTACAAGGTGAACAAGGCAATCAAGGCTTTCAAGGTGAACAAGGGTTTCAAGGAAATCAAGGTGATCAAGGTGATCAAGGTGATCAAGGTTATCAAGGTTGGCAGGGTGAACAAGGGGATCAAGGTTGGCAGGGTGAACAAGGTTTTCAAGGCAATCAGGGCAATCAAGGTGAACAAGGTTTCCAAGGCAATCAGGGCAATCAAGGTGAACAAGGTTTCCAAGGCGAACAAGGATTGCAGGGTGAACAGGGTTTTCAAGGAAATAAAGGTGATCAAGGATCACAAGGTTTTCAAGGTGAGCAAGGCGAAAAGGGCGAACAAGGATTCCAAGGTGAACAAGGTAATCAAGGATCAGATGCGTTGTGGAATTTCACAGGTGCTTATAGTGGTGGTGCATCATATGCTGTAGGCGATGTAGCAACTTATTTAGGACAAACTTGGTATCGCATTAATTCTAATGGTGGTAATGTTGGCGATACTCCCGCAGAAGGAACTTTCTGGACATTAATTGCTCAGAAAGGTGACCAAGGTTATCAAGGTCAACAAGGTTTACAAGGTAATCAGGGCGACCAAGGTCTTCAAGGAAATCAAGGAGAACAAGGATTCCAAGGTGAACAGGGATTACAAGGTGATCAGGGTCATCAAGGGTTTCAAGGAGAACAGGGCGAACAAGGATTTCAAGGCAACCAAGGGTTTCAAGGTGAACAAGGAATTCAAGGTCATCAAGGAGAACAAGGTTTTCAAGGAGAGCAGGGGGAACAAGGAATTCAAGGCCATCAAGGGTTCCAAGGTTATCAAGGTGAACAAGGTATTCAAGGAGATCAAGGCTATCAAGGAGATCAAGGCTATCAAGGATTTCAAGGACAACAAGGAAATCAAGGAGATCAAGGATTTCAAGGCGAACAAGGAAATCAGGGTGAACAGGGATTGCAAGGATATCAAGGCAATCAAGGATATAGAGGCGAGTCTACTGGGGAAACATATTATTTTAATTACTCTATTGCATCTGATGTGGCTGGATATAAAGAACTTTCTATAACTCCAATTGCTACAGCCCAACAGATGGTAACAACATCATTGGCTGGAAGCACAGACAATATACTTATCGCCAGTTTCATAACGCCACAATTAGGGTTTTCAGTTATACCAGGTGGATCTCAGTTATTCCACCAACACTTTCTCAAGCAAGCCTCAAACGACCACATACAAACTTATATTACAATACAACTAGCAAATTCTACTGGAACGGCTATAGGGCCAATAATATCAACAAATGCTCCAATGATAGGGTGGACTGATTCTGTTAATGCAGTAGAAACATTAATGGATTTAGTGTTAACGACAACAACCATAGATCCTACTAATCGTATGATTGTTAAGATTTATGCAAATAACGATGACAGTACGGCCCATTCTTTAAAATGGTATACTGAAGGAACTACATATTATTCGTTTGTAAGAACAACTGTTAGTGTTGTTCCAGTAATGGGAGAGCAGGGTTACCAAGGTTTTCAAGGCAACCAAGGAAATCAAGGTCAACAAGGACTACAAGGTAATCAAGGTTCTCAGGGAGAACAAGGATTTCAAGGATTCCAAGGTGAACAGGGCTTACAAGGCAACCAAGGTTTTCAAGGAAATCAAGGATTCCAAGGGGAACAAGGATTTCAAGGCAATCAAGGATTCCAAGGAGAACAAGGTTTTCAAGGCAATCAAGGTTTCCAAGGCGAACAGGGTTTTCAAGGAAATCAGGGCGAACAGGGTTTCCAAGGAAATCAAGGAGAACAAGGTGATCAAGGATTTCAAGGTCATCAAGGTCATCAAGGCGAACAGGGAGAACAAGGGTTTCAAGGGCTTCAAGGTCATCAAGGAGAACAAGGATTTCAAGGTGAGCAAGGATTTCAAGGCAATCAAGGATTCCAAGGCGAACAAGGTTTCCAAGGAAATCAGGGTGAGCAAGGATTTCAAGGAGAACAGGGGAATCAAGGCGATCAAGGTTGGCAGGGTGAACAAGGTTTACAAGGAGATCAAGGCTATCAAGGAGAACAGGGAAATCAAGGTGATCAGGGATCACAAGGCGATCAAGGTAATTATGGCAATCAAGGTGACCAAGGGTATCAGGGATCAACTGGTAGTTTTGGCGGTGTAACAGTTGAATATAAAATAGACACAAACAATTATTCAATTAACGACCCAGGCGATAACTACATAAGATTTAACAATGCTTCTCTTGCATCAGCTACGCATGTTATAATTGATGATAATCCAAATAATGCAAACATAGATCTTTCTCTATTCTTAGCTACGATCTCTGCTTCAACAAGCACGATGAAGGGCCACTTTAAATTATCTAAGAAAAATGACTCTACAGTATTTGCACTTTACACAATAAGTTCTGCAACAGAAGAAGAGCCTAGCTTCTTTGATGTTGCAATTTCTTATTTGTCTGGAAGCGGAACATTTTCTAATGATGATGAAGTATTGCTCACTTTTGCAAGAACTGGCGATAAGGGCGATACTGGATATCAAGGTTTGCAAGGCAATCAAGGTTTACAAGGAGTCGTTGGAACCACAGGTTCACAGGGCAACCAAGGAGTCGTTGGAACCACAGGTTCACAGGGCAACCAAGGAGTCGTTGGAACCACAGGTTCACAGGGCAACCAAGGAGTCGTTGGAACAACTGGTAATCAAGGCAATCAAGGATCACAAGGTAATCAAGGAGCAGTTGGAACCACAGGTTCACAGGGAAACCAAGGTTATCAAGGTGTTGTTGGAACCACAGGCAATCAAGGTTTACAAGGCAATCAGGGTGTCGTAGGCACAACTGGTAATCAAGGCTCACAAGGCAATCAAGGTCATCAAGGTGTCGTTGGAACAACAGGAAATCAAGGTTCTCAAGGCAACCAAGGTAGGCAAGGAACAGTGGGAACCACAGGTAACCAAGGATTTCAAGGCATCGTTGGAACCACTGGAAACCAAGGTTCTCAAGGTTCTCAGGGTGCAACTGGAACAGGAAATCAAGGCTCACAAGGAAACCAAGGTTTTCAAGGAGTTGTTGGAACAACTGGATCTCAAGGTAATCAAGGATCACAAGGTGACCAAGGGTCACAGGGTGACCAAGGGTCACAGGGTGACCAAGGGTCACAGGGTGACCAAGGATCACAAGGTGACCAAGGATCACAGGGAGAACAAGGATCACAGGGTGACCAAGGATCACAGGGAACAACTGGAACCGCAGACACAATTTTCTTAGCAACTAACTTTGGAGGTTTATAACTATGCCAGTGACAGCAACACCAATATTCGCCCAAGCCCCATACTTTGTTGCAAAAACTCTTGCAGCACAAACAGCGTGTACCACTAGAGGCCCAACAGCAACAGGTAGTCTTGCAGCAGCAAATATTATAGAGATTGTACCAACTTCTACTAATGGGCTAAGAATTGATGCTATTCAAGTCAACGCTTGCTCTACCTCTTTTACTGCACCTACCGCTGGAAATATAGTAGGCATATGGGTATGGGATGGCACTACAGCTTTCCTGTTTACAGAAATACTTGTGACTGCTGTAACTCCTTCAACTACTGTAGCTGGATTTACAACTACCTTGACTTTTGCCAACCCTCTTGTTTTACCATCTACTTTTAAACTCTTTGCCTCTGTTAGTGTTACTACTACTGCTAGTACTACAGCTTTACAAGTATGTGCAATGGGGGGTAGTTACTAATGCCAGGAGCGTTTCATTACAATCTGGCTACAACAAAAAAGGGTTCAGCCTTTCAAGGGGCGAGCCAAGGGATTGCCTATAATTTACATACGGCTCCCCCTATTAATCCTACTCCTGGAGACCTATGGTTTGACTCTGCTAACGGAGGTTTGTTGATCTACATAAATGATGGTGCTTCCTCGCAATGGATTGAAATAGGCAACAATGGTGTCTCTAATCCAGTGGGAACTATTATTCCGTTTGCTGGTGCTTCTTCGCCCTCTGGCTTTTTGTTGTGTGATGGTACTAGCGTTTCTAGCTCTAATTATCTTGCTCTTCATTCTGTAATTAGTAATACTTATGGCGGTAGTGCTTACACAGGTGCAGCAGGGTTGAGCTTTAATCTTCCTGATTATAGAGGTAGGACTTTGATCGGGGCTGGAACTGGTTCTGGTTTAACTGCTAGAACACTGGGCGGTACAGTTGGAACAGAAACCGTTACTCTAGATTCCACTCAAATACCAGCACACACCCACCCTAATACAGTAAGTGGTGGAAGTACTGGAACAATGAGTGCTAATGCTAGTCATACTCATACTGGTTTTTCTGGTCCATTGTTAAAATATGTAGGTACTGGTGGCAATAGAACGGACTTAACAGGGGGTTCAGTTTGGATTGGAACAGATTCAAGCCCTACTACAGTTAATTCTCAAAACACAGACCATACTCATACATTTACACCAAGCATTACAAACGCTAACAACACTGGCGGTGGCGGTTCGCATAGCAACATGCAACCAAGTATCGGGATTAATTATTTAATCAAAACTTAAGGATAAATATGCCAATAGATTTTCCTTCATCACCGACCACTAACCAGACTTACACTTATAATAATAAGGTTTGGGTTTATAGTGGTACGGCATGGGTGGGTGGTACAGTTATTTCTGCATTACCCGCTGGCTCTATGCAGATGTATGCCGGTACAGCTACTCAAACAGTTAGTGTAGGAGTTGTCACAACTACAGCACCTAGCGGTTGGTTACTTGCTAATGGTGATGCAATATCAAGAACTACCTATAGTTCATTATTTTCTGCTATCGGAACGACTTACGGAACAGGGGATGGGTCTACCACATTTAACCTACCTGACCTTAGAGGCCGATTGCCTATGGGGGCTGGAACTGGAGTAGGTTTAAATGCTTCTGGAACAGGTGTGACCTCTGGAACGGCCATGACTGCAAGGGCATTGGGTGCTTGGTTTGGCGAAGAAACGCATTTGCTTACTACATCGGAATTAGCTAGTCATACTCATGCAAATACAGTTAGTGGTGGAACTACTGGTTCTATGAGTGCTAATGCTAGTCATTCTCATTCTCTAGCAAATATGTCTTCATCCACAGGTGTGGGTGTTTACAACATTACAAATCGATCTGGTGGAAATACTGATACTCTATATACTAATTCTACTAACACCGATCACACTCATACATTCACACCATCAATTTCTAATGCTAACGCTGGTAGTGATAGTAGACATGCAACTATACCACCATGTGTTGTTGTTAATTACTTAATCAAGATTTAGGAGATTACTATGTTAAATCAAGTTAGTGTAAGCATTATTGTTGTTGATAATAATTATTCTATAACTTTAAATGCAATAGACGATAGCAATGTGTCTAGAACAATAAAAATGCCTGTCGATGTTAGTTCTGATGAAGGTTTATTTATTACGAATTTAATTAATAGAGCATGGAATTTTATACCTAGTGCAGAACCAGATGCTTTATCACAAGCAAAAGCTAGAAAGCTACAAGACATAAATAATGAATGGCTCACTCTAGAAAAAACAGGGTGGGATTCTGGTCAAGGCTATTATCTAGGTATTACCTCTTCTGATGTAGCCCTTCTCGTAGGTGTGTTCTCTCTTGCAAAAGAGGCAGCAGCATTGGGCTTAGAACTTCCTCACCTAATCAGTATGGCTAATACACCCATTAGCTTCTCCACCATACAAGAAATGACCCTTCTCCTTCTTCAATATGGTCAAGCTCGTTCTAACATGGCTAGCTCCTTTGCTGCCAGACGAAAAGCTGTCGCAGATGCAACTACAATTGAAGAGGTAGGTGTAATTTAATGTAGGCACAAACACATTATTTGAGGGTTAGAACAATGGATGACAAAGATCTTATCCTATTAATTGAACGATTAGGTGTTTCTTGCAGCTTTTTAATATTCTTTGTTTGGGCAACTTACAAAGCATCCACTTGGTTGGGTGAAAAGATCATCCTTCCTTTGCATGATAGACATATCAAATTTATAGACAGACTAGAAGTTGGACTAGAAAGTGTGGTTAAAAGCCAAGAAAACACTATGGACATACTTAATCAGATATTGTTGAACACTAGAGAATTGCACGAACTTAAAAGAAATAAGAAGGAAACTGTCAATGCAGAATGAAGTTGTTTATACAAATGACACCACTGTTGCCATAGAGTATACTGTATTAAATAGCAATGAGTGTACTTACATATATACAAGTGGGTTTATTTATGGCATGTGATTGTGCTCCAGATCAAGGTGCTGTTTATCCACCAAATTATGTTGGTGCAGCAGTAAATGCAGCTTCGTTGTTGCTAATAGAATGTGATGATTGTTATGGAAGATGCACTTACAAAATACAAAGTGTTGGTCAAATAGATACTTGGGTTTTAAATGCCAATACTTGTTCTGAAACAATGCCTTCTGATTCTACTGCTCCAGCTTCAAGCATGAGTGTAATTTATATTGCTTGGGAATAACAATGAAGTTAACTGATGATATAAAAAATAAAGTACAAGAATTATATGATTCAACACCAGATGATGTTCATGGTGTTTCTTTTGGATTTAAATACACAAATAATATAGACACTGGGAAAATAAGCATTGTTTTTAATGTAATAAAAAAATTAAATGAAAATGAATTAAGCAAAGATGAAATACTACCAAAAACTATTCGTGTAAATGGAATTGACATAATAACAGATGTTGTAGAATCAGAACCCATAAAAGGTCTGGCTTGTTACAACGATTTGTATGGTCAACCACAAGAATATTTTAACTTTACTTCTACAAACATTCAAGTTACCAGACTGAGTGGTCAGTATGGAATGAGAGAACCATTTGAAGGAGGTCAAGAAATATGTCGTTTTCCAGATAAATATTCTGGAAGTTGGTTTACTACAAAACCTTATATAAGCACTAATGTTGGAACGATTGGTTTTTGGGCAACAGATGAAATAGATAATAAAATTGTTGGTGTTACTAATGCACATGTTGCAACTTTAGACTTCGTAATTGCCTCAGAAAGAAACACGCAAGCAGAATTAAATTATACATATAATATTTATGACGAATTAGAATGGTTTATTGATAAAAAAAAACATAGGCCAGGACTTTTTAGCTTTGATAATGACAGCACTAAAAAAGTTATCCGTATAGGTTCTACTAAAAGATATTATCCAGTTAGCTTAATAAATTCTAATTATATTGATGCTGCACTTTATTATCCAGAAAATGTATCTCACCTTAATCATATTCACACTCCAACAACTAATCCAGATAGTTATTCTTTAGAATATCCTTTTGCAACAACAGAAGAGATAGATGATTTATTATTTAATCCAACAGATGTTTATAGTACTGGTAGAACTACTGGTCCAAAAGGTTGGAATAGTTGTAAATTACAAATACAAGCCATAGGTTTTTCAACCACAGTTGGTTATGATCCTAGAGACTCTGAAATTCCTGTTCCATATTCTGATTGTATACAATTTAAATATCAGCCAGGTTACAACAATTCTTTTTGGCCAGTTTATTATGGGGATTCTGGATCTGCATTAGTTAAAGTTATTAATGGCGTTAAAAAAATTATAGGTTTGGTTTTTGCTGGAAGTAGAACAGAAGGTATAGCTGCAAGAATAGATAGAGTTGCATCTTTAATGAAGATAAAGGCTTATGATAGTGCATCATCAACAACTCCATCGACACCTACTATTTATTCAATTAGTGTTACAGACCCAAGAATAAATCAACCAACACTAAATATAAATGGAAAGCTATATTATCAGGCTGGATTTAGAAGCTTAGGTGGTGCAACACCAACGCCTACACCAACGCCTACTCCAACGCCTACACCGACTCCAACACCTACGCCTACTCCTACACCAACACCGACACCAGTACCGACTCCTACGCCTACACCAACCCCTACACCTACGCCTACTCCTACACCAACACCGACACCAGTACCGACTCCTACGCCTACACCAACCCCTACGCCTACACCAACACCGACACCAGTACCGACTCCTACGCCTACACCGACTCCAACACCTACGCCTACTCCTACACCAACACCGACACCAGTACCGACTCCTACGCCTACACCGACTCCAACACCTACTCCTACACCAACACCGACACCAGTACCGACTCCTACGCCTACACCAACCCCTACGCCTACACCAACACCGACACCAGTACCGACTCCTACGCCTACACCGACTCCAACACCTACGCCTACTCCTACACCAACACCGACACCAGTACCGACTCCTACGCCTACACCAACCCCTACACCAACGCCTACACCAACTCCAACACCTACGCCTAGCCCAACGCCAGTTGCCATACCCGCAAATAACATAAAATATAATGCTGGCGAAACATTAGACTTAAGATTAACAGATGATTATTATGCAATAGATGGTAGGGGTATAAATTTTATATCTGATGATTACCCAAATTTAAGTGCTGTAACATCAATTTTTTATGTTGATGGCAAAATAAATTTCTCAAAGACAATTTCTTATATTGATAACAAAACTTTAAGACTTGAACTTGGAACTATAGATCTACAAAGTATTGGTGCTGGAAGATGGTCTTATGAAATTAGATCTATTTTCCCTAGTGGTCATACTGTGACAATTACTGTTGGCAATTTAATTATTACGCCAGCATTTGGAGATTAAAAAATGTCTAATTGTATTGATCCATTAAACATAAACTTTAAACCATCTTATGAGGGAGAGCTTTTATTGTTGGGTGTATGCTCCTATACTGCAACAGAAAAAGATGGAAGTTTAAATTGGGAAGAGAATGAAGAACTGAAGGTTTATGGGGCTGGTGCTTGTAATTGTAGCGTGTCACCTCCAAATATCAATAGTACATTACCAACCTCACAAGGACAAATATATTCTACTGGATCGTGTTCTGGTAATTGTGCTGAAGGAAGCACTGCATGTTATATTGTTGGCTTTTTTTTTAATGGCACAAATTGTGATAGTGGTTGTGGATGGAGCACTCAAGGTTGTGATGAAGCTACAACAACACAAGGACCAACTTCTAGTACTTCTAGTACTTCTACTTCTACTTCTACTTCTACTTCTACTACCTGTGGTCCAACTAACTGCGATGGGATTGGGGATTGTTGTAACAATGCTTGTGTTAATCTTCAAGCTTCTGGAAGCAGCATCAATTGTGGTGCTTGTGGAGTTGTTTGTGAATGTAATGCTGGAGAATGTTGTGGAGCAGGAACAATATCTTGCAATGGAGTATGCACACTAATAAGTGAAGCAAATTGTTCAAATTGTCCACAAATCACATGTGCAGCAGGACAAACATGTTGTGGTGGTGTTTGTTGCGATACTACAAATAATAATTGTTGTAATGGTGTATGTGCTCCAAAAGATGATGCAAACTGTACTGGTTGCGGAATACCATGTGCAGCAGGATTAACCTGTTGTAATGGTGTATGTAAAAATCTACAAAATGATGAGGCAAATTGTGGCGGTTGTGGAACACCATGTTCGGGGCTGTTAAATGGTGCTTGTTGTAATGGACAATGCGTGAGTTTAGCTTCAGATTTAGCAAATTGTGGTGCTTGTGGAACACCATGTAGTGGTTTCTGTTGCCAAGGGGATTGTCTTACAGATCCCTGTCCAAATTTAACCCAAGAAAATTGCGTAATAACTTGTCCAGAAGATTGGGAATGGTGTGGTTGTACATATGGGTGTGAAGATATTTTTCACCTTGAAGGCTATGATAATCCAGACTTTTGTAATAGTTGCACTAATCATTGTGCAGCAGGAGAAAATTGCTGTAATCCTGATGGTAGTGTGGGCGGTGCAAGATGTGCAAATTATAATACAGATCCACAGTTTTGTGGAGGATGCTCTATAAATAATGCTTGTGGCTTATTAGAAGATTGTTGTTTTGGACAGTGTGTGAGATTAGATTTGCCTCCATACATAGATAATGTGTGTGTTGACTTAACGCCAGCACCAACTCCAACCTTTGGTACATCAACTGCAACTGCTGATGGCCTTACGATGCAGATCAACAATTACGATTCCAATTTTGCGTATTCTGGAATTGTGAATGTTGGTTCTATTGCCATAAGTGGAACAGGTCTAGTTTCTGTAACAGGAGTACCGCCAAATACTTCTTTCACTGCAACAATCACAGTCACTCGTATTAATTATGCTACTAGATCATCGTCAGTGACAGCAACTTCGGGTACGCTAACGCCTAGCCCAAGTCCTACACCACAATGCAGTGTTTTTAATTGTTCACAAGATCCGAATGATCCAACTGTAGATTGTCAACCATCTTACAGTTTCAACTGCACCACTTGTCAATGTGAAGCTGATAGTCCTACACCTAGCCCAACACCAACACCGACTCCTAGTCCAACGCCATCGCCTACTCCTAGTCCTACACCTAGCCCGACACCGAGTCCAACGCCAAGCCCTACGCCTAGCCCGACTCCTAGTCCAACGCCAACACCTACACCGACTCCTACGCCTACACCAACGCCATCGCCAACACCAACGCCTAGTCCATGTTCTGAGGGTTGTCCTCAATTTAGAGAAATAGACAATTATTATTTACCAGTATGTTGCCCTCAAACACCAGGATCTAATGTAGATATTTACTGCCATGATATTCTCACTGATAGTAGCCATTGTGGTGGTTGTAACAATCCTTGCTCAATTTTAAAATTTTGTTGTGGTGGAATATGTTGGGATAATGGGGAAAACATAGCGTGTTGTAATGGTAGTATATTCTATAAATTAACTGATGAAAATAATTGCGGTGGTTGTGATATTGTTTGCCCAAGTGGACAAACATGTGAAAACGGATTTTGTGTAGGTTCCCCAACACCAACTCCAACACCTAGTCCAACGCCATCGCCTACACCGAGTCCAAGCCCGACTCCTAGCCCAACACCAACACCGACTCCTAGTCCAACGCCATCGCCTACACCGAGTCCAAGCCCGACTCCTAGCCCAACGCCAACACCAACTCCTAGCCCAACGCCATCGCCTACACCGAGTCCAAGCCCGACTCCTAGCCCAACGCCAACACCAACTCCTAGCCCAACGCCTTCACCGACTCCGAGTCCAACGCCAAGCCCGACTCCTAGTCCAACGCCAAGCCCGACTCCTAGTCCAACGCCATCGCCTACACCGAGTCCAAGCCCAACGCCTAGCCCAACACCTACATCAAATATTTTTACATTTTATGATTATCTTACTCCAGCATACGAATCTACGACAGGTTTGACAAGCTTCTATGAAAGCCTAGATATAAATTATTACGAATATCCAGCACCAACAGTAACCTTGGGTGCTTGTTCTTCTGCCCCAACTCCAACCCCTACACCAACTCCTACACCGACACCAACGCTACCTGATATTATTAGTTTAGTTTCAACATCTGGTCTACCCGGTGCTAGTCAAACCATGTTAGCACAACAGGGTACTGCTCAAGGTTCTTTCTCAGGAAATTTAGACGGCACTGGCGGTGGTTCCGTAAGCTATAATGTTTTAATTTCTGGAATTTTAGGTTTAGATCTTTCAGTTCAAGCACAGTATGGAACTAGCGTTGGGATTCATGTAACTGTTATGCGATCAGGAGTAAGTGTATATAATAAATCAATAAATCAACCAAATGATCCAGACAATATTATACCAAGGAGTGGAGATGGTTATGGTCGTGTAATTGCAGGAGATATTATACAAGTAGTAGGAAAGTTTTCTTCTTTTGTTCTTAATATTAACACTACCACAATTCCCACAAGTGCTTTGGATTTTCAGGCTAGTTATAATAAAGTCGTAGATTTAAATACTCTCATATACAATAACTCTGGATCTGGCTTAAATAGCAATTCTTTGTATGTTGTTCCTATTGTCTATAATACTGGCATAGTATATAAAGCTGCTGTCACAGGCACACTTCACTGGAATGCATTTATTTACAGTAGTGGCCCTTACTATAATGTAATGATTAACGATAATTATATTACTCATACATCAGGTACAGAAACTAATGAGTCTGGAAGCTTTGCTGTAGTTGCTGGCGATTATGTTTTTATTGCAAGAGATCAAAACCCTATATATGATAGTCAACAGGGATATGGGGAGCTTTCAATTTATATTGATGTTCCAGCAATCACATTTAATTTTATTTCAGAGAATGATCCTAATAGCATTTATTCTTTTAATGCTGTTGACATAGGATTTGTAAATGGTAAAAAGTTTTTTTCACAAATTGGAACATCTGCAAATAACAGTTCTCATGTTTTTTGGAACGGAACTTATTGGTTTTATAATCGTGGAAATGGAACAACAATATATTTTAATTCAACCGATTCAGAATTGCCTCCTAGTGGATTATGGCAACCAGCTAGTGATCTACCTCTTGGCCCTTGGATTCCAGCCCAAGGTTTTACAACAGGAACATTGACTTATCAATATATATCTACAGAACAATTTCTTGATCCTGTTTATTTATGTGTAACTGAAAATTCTGGATATAATAATCCCTCTTTTAATGGGCAATATTATTCTTATGTTGGATCTAACGAATGGATTTTAATTGGATGCTCAAATCATTCGATTAATGCAAATACTACACCAACACCGACTCCAACGCCTACGCCTACGCCAACGCCAGTACCGACTCCTACGCCAACCCCTACACCAACGCCAACGCCAACACCTAGCCCGACACCGAGTCCAACACCAAGTCCAACGCCTAGCCCAACGCCAACACCGACTCCTAGTCCAACGCCATCGCCTACACCGAGTCCAAGCCCGACTCCAAGCCCAACGCCTTCACCGACTCCTAGTCCAACGCCATCGCCTACACCGAGTCCAACACCAAGTCCAACACCTACTCCGACACCAACGCCAACACCTACACCAACACCGAGTCCAACGCCAAGCCCGACTCCTAGCCCAACGCCTAGCCCAACGCCTAGTCCGACTCCAAGCCCGACTCCAAGTCCAATGATTTACGACATTAGCTATTCTGCAAGAACAACAACATCAGTAACAGTTATTTGGAAAAGTTTAATTCCTTTAACTAGTCGTGTTTTATATGGAACTGCACAGATTTCATCACCATCGACTTATCCAAATTATGGTTATCAAAATTCAACAGTAGAAGATACACAATTAAGAACAACGCATAGTGTTACTATCACTGGGCTTTTGCCCAACACAACATATTATTTTAGACCAGTTGGTCATATATAGGAGATTAAAAAATGTCTTGTAGTTATCAATGGAGAGTAATACCTTTTTATAATCCAGATGGGTATTGGCATAATAATAATGATGGTAATTGTGCTATTGGATATATTTGTCCACAACCGCCTACTAGGATTGGTCAAATAGACGAAATTGTATTTGCTAGTTGTGTATTAGCAAATAGCGGTTTGTGTGATTCACCATGTAGTCCAGAAGATACATGTTGTTATTTTCAAGATGTAAGACCAGGACCATTTACATATCAATGTGTAAATTTGTTAACAAATAATCAAAATTGTGGCAGTTGTGACAATTGGATAATTGGCACAAAATGTTGCAATGGTGTTCAAGTATATTATGAAACCGATGAAAACAACTGTGGAACTTGTGGCACTGTATGTACTTCAGATCAGCATTGTTGTGGGGGTGCATGTACTCCTAAATCATCTCCGCTTAATTGTGGAACTTGTGGTCAAGTTTGTAATTTTATGCAAAGATGTTGCAACAATGGCTGTTCAGATTTTCAATATGATGCAGCAAACTGTGGAGGTTGTGAAATAGCTTGTGCTGCTGGTCAAATATGTAATTTTGGCGTATGTATGCCTGAGTGTCCTATATCTAACGATCTTGTAACTCCTACTCATCCATGTAGAGGCGAATGTGTTCCAGATAATGCAGAATGTGATGATTGTGACAATCCCTGCATTAATGATATATATGCTGATGGTGGTGGGGTAAAACCAAATTGGAAAGATTATTATACACAGTGTTGCAGCAACCGCTGCGTTAACCCATTTTCTAATTCTTCTAATTGTGGTTATTGTGGAAACATATGTGTTTATCCTCTTAGATGTGTAGATGGAATATGTGATGTACCTCCAACACCTACGCCAACCCCGACTCCAACACCAACGCCTTCACCAACACCGAGTCCTACACCTAGTCCAACGCCAACGCCAACCCCTACACCAACGCCAACACCTAGCCCGACACCGAGTCCAACACCAAGTCCAACGCCTAGCCCAACGCCTACACCGAGTCCAAGCCCGACTCCAAGCCCGACTCCAAGCCCAACGCCTACACCGAGTCCAAGCCCGACTCCAAGCCCGACTCCAAGCCCAACGCCTTCACCGACTCCTAGTCCAACGCCATCGCCTACACCAACGCCAACTCCAAATGAATGTTTATGTAGAGATTTTAACGGATTCCCCCCCTCAAATACACCAATAGGTACAGAGCTAGTAGTTCCTTGTCATTGTTCTGATATTGGAGTGTGCAAGTATTATTGTACTTGGTTTACTTATCTTGCAAGTGCAGCCCCATTTAAAAGATGGGTACTTGGTATTGATGAGTGTGGATTTATCCCACCACCTTGCTCTGTTTTTAATTGTACAGAAGATATCAATGATGGCCCTCCTATAAATTGTCCTCCATCTTATAGTTTTAACTGTACTACTTGTGAGTGTGAACCTGATGATCCAACACCATCATGTCCTTGCACTCCTTATGATGGCAGTACAGAAGTTACTTCTGTTGGAGAAACAAGGTCTAATGATTGCGGAACTGGATGCGGTGGAAATTGTGACTACACTGTTACAAATTATGATTTTTGTCCTGTTGTTAGCGTTGAGTTGCATAAAAACGGATTGCTTTTGGGTAATGTTCCGTTTTCAAATGTTGAACCTGATGGTTATGCAATAAAAAGATATTACTCAGAATCAGTAGGGGGAATTAATGAATATGTACAAATTAATTATATTAATGATGGCGTTACTATTTCAGTACATAATTCTATAGGGGGTTGTTCTGTTGGATATCCAAATTTATGCGATATCACACAAACATTAAGTATGGATTGCCCTAGTGTAATGGGTAGCTATTCACTAACTATCGTTTGGGGTTCTTCTGAAAGTATTGGTTCTTGGTCATCAACAAATAGTGATTGTAATTCA